CTCCCTTCATGTCTATAATTTCATTAAATCCATTTGCTATGGTATATATACCACTATTCATCATTTCTATAATAGATTGTCTAGCACCTGCACCACCTACTGCTATGGAATTTGCAAGTGCAACCCTACCTATATCATCAGTTTTTTTCTGCCTTGCACCTCTAGAAGATGCGCTATTAGGATCAAATTGTCTATCCACTTTACCACCTGAAACACCTCTTTTAAGTCCTGCGTATAATGAGCTTTTAGCTGACCTAGAAGCTGCTAACCTATCGTTCTCATCCTCTTCAGGAACTATTAAACCATTCTTTAATACTAACTGAACATATTTACGTTTCTGACCTGTTTGCTGCTCTCCATTCTCGTCTGTATAGACATATGTTTGCATCTCTGCTTTTTCAGCAGGAGTAAGGCTTCCGTATTGAGTAAAAGGAATTGGCTGTGTGTTTACAGGTTGACCTTGTTCGTTGAATATAGGATTGTCAGACAGTATACTCATCCTTCTTTGAGCAGTAGCTGTTAAGTTACCTGCAGCATCGTCTAGCATTGTTTTTAATTGTGGGTTACTTCTTAGGTCATCAGTTACAACTCCTGACATATTATTTAACCGTGCCATTTTAGCATAAGTCTGACCTAATAGACTCTTTTCTCCAACTAAAGTGGAAACTTCGTCAGCCATGTAAAGTCTATCTGATCTTTGATTCTGTCCTTGTTGAAGAGCAAGAACACTCATTTTTGATTTAGTTTTTATAGGTATTTTATTACCGTCTTTGTCTAGTTTAACAGAAAGTGTGCTAGTTGATTTATCAAATACTCTTTCGTAAAAAGAAACTTGACCCATACCACTTTTACTAAAATCTACATCTATAGCGTCTAAGCCAGAAATTTGACTCTGAATGTTTTGCATAGCAGCCTCAACCGCTCCTGAAGTTGGTTTCACAAATACTTGTTTACCTGTCTTTTCATCTAAAACATATGAACCTTTAGCTCTTTCTATGGTTTTCTTTAACTCATCATCATATGACTTTACTTGTTGAGCTAGTATTTTGAATGATTGTTTACCGTTTTCTTGAAATATAAGATTTTCTTCTGGTTTTATATTACCATTCCTTACTAACTGTGCATTGTTATATAATTGGTCTTTATAGTTGGATAAATATTTTAAAGCTTGATTCTTTACAGTAACATCACTAGGAAGATTGGCATTTAAAGACTTTTCTGCTTCACGATATTTATCTGCGGTATCTGTTTTTAGCTTTAACCTTTCTGTGTCAATATTCTCTTTCCAAGATTCAACTCCTTCAACTCCTTTATCTATAGCTGCTAGAGTAGTTTCTTTTGTACCGACACCTGTGTTTCCTTTATTTACAGAAAACATTGCTCCTGTTAATGCATTTCCTGCCATACTTTATTGATTTAACTTTTGTTCTATGATAGCTAATTGATCCTCTGTGTAGTCTTCTATATTAGCACCTAGACTCTTAATAAAATCTGCTACACTATTAGATGGTTTTTTATTCGAAACACCAAAAGTTCCTGCTATATCCATTATTTCTTGCATTGAGTTTTTTGCTTTCTCAGCTTTAATAGAACTTTCGGACTCAGTAATATCTGGAAGAACTATTCCTCCTCCCATTGCTTTCGCAGCTAAATCTGCTGTTGATTTCGCAGAATCTTCAGGGCTATTCTTTTTTTCGCCTCCTCCAAAACCTCCAAAAGCTTTTACACTTTTATTTAAAGCCGATACTCCTGCATTTATAAAAGCACCTGTTGCTTGTCCTTTAAGGTTATCAGCTTGTTGCGTTAATGCGTCTGCTTTAACTCCTGCAGCTGCTGCTCTATCGTCCTGTAGTGCTGCTATTTCACTAGCTGACCTTTCTCCTGCTTGCGCACGAGCCAAATCTATTTCTGTTTTTTGTTGTGCAAAATTATCTGCTAATCCTGTTAAGGTTTGATCTTGTACAGCTGAAACTTTACCTGCAGTTGCTGACACACCTCTTTGATCTCCTTCTCTAGCTGCTTCTACAATTGTACTACCTGCTACAGTGCTTGCTTGAATAGCTTTGTCGTATACATCTGACTGAACCTTTACAGCGTCTAAAAAGTTTTGCTCTAACTGAGCTACAGATTCTTCTTCTAATCTTTCCTTTTCTAACCCTAACCTACCAGCCATCCTAGAAGCTTCTTTAGATGCGTCATTAGCTAATATTCCTTTTACTGCTGGCCCTGCGACTGATGCCACTCCTGCTGCTATTGTTGTAAATGCTGCCATGTTATAGTTTTTTAATCATTTCTTTGTTATAATTATCTCCTTCAATATATCCGTTCTCAACATAATGATTTATTAAGGACTTTGACTTTATTAAAGCGTAAGAATATTCGCACCCATTAATCTTTAACGCATTTGTTAGTGTTTCAATTAAAAGGGTTAAACCTTCTTTTCTTTTATCTCTGTCTTTATATTTGAAATTAGATATAATCCAATCACACCAACCAACTTTTGAATTTGTAATATAGATATATCCTGCACAAACAGGAACATCGTTATCGTAAACTATAAATCCTCCTTCACCATTGTCGGGTAAAAAATCTTTAGTAGGTGGTGTCCATCTCCATTCTTTCCACCAATCACATAATATAGATTCGTAATCAGTTTTATTTAATTTTCTTATGGTTAGTTTCATTTATGCAAATATACAAAAAAATCTAAGGTGCGCTTTTAAAGACTTCGGTATCAATGTTAAACAATTCTACAGCTGTTGTACTACTGTTCTGAAGAGTAAACTGTAAATAATAACCCAAAGTCCCATATGATTCGGCTACACTGTTTTTTATATATAAAACATATGAACCATCAGGAATATTTTCTCCAGTAATAGTAATACTCTTTCTGTTTTCACTTATACTTGTTATAGGGCCTATCTCAACAACAGATGCACCTAATTTGTGAAAAGCAACATCTCCAATACTAATCATAGACCCTACCTTAAAACCAAAAGACAACGTTACACTTGTTCCATTTACAGATGTATTTATAATACTACCAATACCTTGTGTAGACCTTAGTGAAAAGTTATCTTTATTAGCCTGTCTTCTTATGTAACTAAAATAACTACCTTCTTTTAATTCAAAAAAATCTGCATCCATATAACCGCTTCCCAAGTCAGATGTTAATGTACAATTCCAAGGGTCATCAGTTTCTATTTCTATAGTTTTAAATAGTTTTTGAGTAGTAGGTTCTTGATTAAAAACACCTGTTATAGTTGATACACCTTGTACACCGTAGTAATTGTTTCTAGCTTCATTTACATTATGCTTCCAAAGATTACCACCTTTAAAGGTATATAAATATTGGTTCATTGCTAGTATCCATTCAGGGTAATAACTATAGAATGAGGGCCACCCTTTAGCGCCCTCACTGTATGTTAATGTGTAATTTGTTGACATATTTATTTATTTATTTATTTATAATGGTGAACATGTAGACCCTGAACATTGACTTACATCTACAACTTCGTTACTAACTAGGTTCATTAACCTAAATGTTCCTGAAGCAGTATCTGTACTTGTTTCTGCATATGCATAGTATCCATCAATTAACGTTGGCCCTGATATTGTAGTCCCCGGTGCAACTGCTGAATAAGAATCACTACTATCTTTAGATAAACTAATTGCATAATTATTACTACCATCACAGAAATCTGAACAATCACTTCTCATTTGCGAAATATAAAAAGTTTCAGTTGAAGCACAGTCATTAACAATTTGAACAACTCCTGAACCGTTTACTGTAAGTGATTTAGTAGATGATCCGTTTGAGGTTTTAAACATTCCTTTGTAATTAGACCACGTAGCTGTTGTTGATCCTGAATTATTTTGAAAAATAGTATCTCCTACTATTGGCAATATACTAGAACCATTATGATAAAGCAGTACTGTTGAATTTATATTACATGCATCATTAGCATCAAGGTATGATGATGTTGTTAAGTAAAAAGAATTATATGTCGGAGCAGATGTACAAGCAACTATAGAGTCAATAACTCCGCTTGTAACTGTTATTACATTATTATCTGACATTACATAATTACCATTAGATAAAACATTCGTTCCATTGGAATCTGAAAACACCCAATTATTTACTACAGGTATTGTGTTTGTTGCATTATAATTATTTGCAAAATAATGAGTTTGATCTGCTGTTGCACAATCTGTTGATGTTGATTGATTTGATGATGACGTAAAGCTTGGTAAGGCATCAGGACATTCAACGATTATAGCCCATGCCGTGCTACCACAAGGCCCTAATACTTCAACCTTAATATTTGATGGCAATGCATTAGGTTTTGGTATAACTAATGTGTTATATTCTGAAGATCCTCCATATTGATCGTCACCTACGTTCAAAGTTATATTCTGAGGACTTGGTGTACCTGGATTCCATGTATTATTTGAAAATCCATCAAAATAATTATATTCTCTAGTATTGGGTAATGTAGGAACACAATTATTATCTACTCCAACTAAAGTAAAGGAGTTTGCAATACCACTTGTAGATTGTATTCTTCCATCTGTAGGTGATGATAATGCATTATAATAAACTCCATCATACAAAACTCTTATTCCATCTGGAACACTAGCAGGATTAAAATGAATTAAAACTGCACCTACATCTGCTGCTGATTCACCTGCAACGAAATCTAAGTTATAAAGACCTTGACCTCCTGAAGGTGGATTTACTCCTGAGCCACATGGGATTGGTGGAGCTGTACATTCTTCGCATAAAATCAAAGGGCCTAGTATTCCTGACAGTTGCTGTCTATACTCTCCATTAAATTGATAGTATCCATCCGCAGCTAATGTTGTTAAATTAATGTCGTCATAAACAGACGTTGCTGTTAAAAAGACACTTGAATTTATAAACTTATTTAATACACTCATTTTATATTATTATATTATATTACTATTATTATTCGCAATCACAACAAGCATCAACTTCACTTGTTTCATCATAACAAAGTGCTATTGGAGTTGCCTCTCTTAAATCCCATACCATATATAAATAATCATCATCACTATTATTGCTGTAAACAAAACTAGATTTATAATTTTGAGGCCCTCCTGTTATCGGAGTAGCTGTATTTAATAATGGGATTAATGTATTTATATCAGACTCATTATAGTTGGTGTTTGAAACTAAATATTTAAACTTATCCGTACTTGAGTTAAAAGCATAAGTTTGTCCCTTTTGCTGTCTTGACTCAATTGTAACTGTTGAATTGTTAGCAGGGATTGTTCCAAAAGAACTATCTCCTGTTTGTGTTTTAAACAAAGAAACAGAGTCGTTTTCTAAAATAACAGAATTAGTATTATAAGGACTAGTATCAGTTCCTATTGCCCATCTATATCTAGTTGTTGTGGTTAAATTAACGTCTCCTTCAAAATTTATTACTATCTGTTTTACAGTTAAAGTAGTTGTAGCTGGACATCCAAACTCTATTTCGTAAGTAGCTGTACCTAAAGGTGTTACTGTTACTTTTGCTATAGTTGGATTTTTCACTGGTTTATTAAAACTAACAGTTGACGAACCACTTACATTTTGATTAAGAACTTCTGTTCCGTTGTAGTTAACTGTTATGTTAACGCTGCCAATAGATACATTATGAAGTATTGAAACATCTCCAATTAGTGTTGAACAATCTAAATCAAAAGATGTTGGTGAAACAGCATTTTCTTGATTTAAAATATACCCACAATCTCTTTCAACAACAGGTGTAGGTAATGTTTCTGTATTACTACTTAACACATATTCATTCATATAAGGGTCATAACCTCCTATTTTCTGTGTATTAAAACCTTGAGTAAATAAATCTCTAAACCAAGTTCTTAATCCTGCTTGAGAAATAACAATCAATTGCTCTGACTTTGCACTACCACCTTTTAAATTAATTACAGAGCTTCTTTTTGAATCTGTAAAATATACATCAGAACCATATGAAGCAAAACTTTCAGGGTTATTACTTATACCGTATTCTTCAACCCTAGCTAACTGAGTACCAAGTACTTCAGGTATAGATGTTATAGCTCCTCCTGCTGATGAGTCTGACAATAAGTTCTTACCAACTAATACATAAGAAATCTTATCTTCTTGTAAAGAAAGTATATCTGTTTGTCTTGAATGCATCTTTCTAATAGGCCCATATGATGCTTCTAAAGATTTAAAGTTAGCTAACGATAAGTTAAACTCATTTAGCTTGTTTAAATTACTTTCTAAATTATAGTTACCACTATATGTTATGTCAGCTTTTCTATGAACCTCTTTATAAATTTCTTCAGATACAGCAGTAGCTTTAGACCCTATGTTTAAGGTTGGTTTTGTTAAACCATCTAAAACAGTATTAGATTCTACTCCGTTTCCAAATGTATAACAGTTGTAAAAGTCTAAATCTACAATAGCATCAATTGATGCTGTTTGGTTTTGATCTGATGCATTAGTTCCTGATAAATGAAATCCATTTGTTATGTTAAATGTCTGTTCGTTCTCATAGTAAATCTCATCATTTGCTTCTAAAGATTCTGTTTCAAAAACTATTAAACTGGTAGTTCTATTTATAGTAATATCTAGATTAGTGTATGCATTTTTTCTGTTTCCTGATCCTCCACAACTCCTAGTACCTGTTTGGTATACGAGCCATAATTTTCCTGTTGATGGATTTTCTTCTTGAAAAGAAATAAAGCCTTGACCGTTACTTGCTAAACGAACAGGGAATTGGTCACTAGAACTTGCAGGTGTTTTTATATCAGTGGGTTGATTAATTGTATTCATGAGGTTATCTGTACCTCCAATAACTCCATTTGTAAGATCAATATTATCTCCTTGAACAAAAGTATATAAATTAGAATAATCCTGACTAGCTACAAAAGTTCTTTCATAATCATAAGTACGACTACCACAACTTCCAATACTTTTCTTATCTCTTTCACCTTTAAAAGTGAATGTAACAAGACTTCCTGCTGGTATATCAAAAGGTATAAAAGCATCAGACGCACCTGTTGTGTCTATATTATCTATATAACAAGGAACTTGTGCAATACTAAAAGACCCATGATTACTATCTGAATGTCTAATAAAAGCATTCTTTGGAGCAGACGCACTAAACTGAGATGGTGCTAATTTCATGTACACTCCTGTTGGTTGACCACAAGATTCATCCTCTAATTCACCTTCTGAATTAAATTTACATAAAAAGTCTTCTATTTTAGATTCATAATCTAGTACAGTTGCTTTTACTGGTCTTAATACAGGTCCAGCAGTATCTGCTTTTAATCTTAATACATCGTTATTAGATACCTTATCCTTGTTATCTCCTTCTAGCTTAAACCAAACATCACCTGTTTCTTCTTCAGTAAAGAATAAATTTGAATATATAGTTCTGTATACGTCTTTTGACTGTTTTATTACAAACTTATATTTAGTAGCCCAATATGGAGGATAATTTTTTAAAGTTACTTTAATGTTGTTTTTAGTTATAGATTGTCTAGGTGCAACAAATACGGTATTATCTGTATCTACTAAGGCAGTAGTACTTCTTCCGTATTCATCCATGTATACGATTGCAATTTCGTAATCCCTATTACTATGTAAACTTTGTTTTGATCCTTCTGAAGAATAAAGACCTTCAGTCTCAATGTTATTTAAATACTCATAAGCAAAAACACCTGTTGGAGTTGGAGGATTAGCTGTTTGGTCATACTTTTCAAATTTTAAAGCAGGTATAGTAATACCTACTAAGTTACTTCCATTAGAAGTATCTATCGTAAAACCTTGACCTGTAGAACTAATTCCAAAATTTACATATTCCCACTCATTTCTTGCAACAATTTGACAGTTAAAAATATCTGTTACTGAAGTACCTTGTGTTCCACCTACTGTTCCGGTAAAACAACTTGAACTAGTTGGTGCTACAAATCCACTAATTGCAGAAATAAATTCAGCACTTGATGCTAAATCAAAAACACTAAGATAATTTCTTTGTAAGTTAAAAAGAAAAGTTTGTTGAAATTGGTTTTGAGGCTGAGTTCCATCGTCATATGACGAATCTCCTCCAAAACTATTACTTCCAATATGAAAATCAATTCCTATTTGCGCACCTTGAATAAGATTTAAATCACTAAAATCTATTGTCACTTTTGAGTTAGGAATACTAGTTGAAGTATCTATTGAGTAATTAACAGAACTACCAGTAGCTATTATTACATCAGCTTCTAAACTTTTTGAAACTAATTCTAAATCATAATCTAAATATATTTTTTTTCCATTTTCACTCTCAACATCATAACCATCAACATAGTTTCCATACATTAACCTGTTACCCATTATTGTCTGAGACTGTGCTTTTTTAGGAACGTTATCAAACAATCTTAAAAGCTGTGCTTCTGGTAAAGTTGTAAATATTTTCTTGTTAGTAAAGGCTAAGGTTTGAATACCATTATCAATCCATCCTTCATTTATTTTGTTAAACTTTTCTATAACATTTACACTTGTACTAGTAGATAATTTAAAAATTAAATCAATACTTTTTACATTTCTTCCTCCTGTATCAAAACTTATGTTAACGCTATTAAAAACGTTCTCCATACCTTCATTACTGTAGTCGTCATAATTCAATTTAAATGGCCCTGGGGTAAATGATGTTCTACTAAATGGTGACAATGCAGAGTATTCTCCATCTTCATATTGCCATCTATACGCAAAACTTAAGAATAAGTCTTTCATATAGTTCTCACCACCTCCTAATTGGAATGGCTGTATTGCAGGCGCTGTCAATGGCGGTGCAACTATTACTCCAATATCCTGCTCAGTTATCTTATCAACTCCTGCGACAGGGTTTAAATAAGTCCTGTTGACATTTATCTTTCTTGGAGGGTTTAAGTTGTCTGTAAAAAACAATAAATTATCAATCAAATTGATACCATTCATTAAAAAATCTTTGTCAAAATTTAATATAGAAGTTGATATAACGTGATAAAAAGTTGTAAAATTAGATGTATTATAAGATACTATCATGTCTACGTTATCAGGGTCACATATAAACCAATAAATAGTTTCATTTGCCCCATCTTCAAAAGCTCCAATACACTTTGCTTCAGTACTTAATATATTTCCATTGTATATTAACTCAACAAGTTGTTCGTTACCCTTTGAATTCTCAACAGCTCCTACTTCAGTTCCCTCTGAAGACCCAAGTCTTACGTTTAACGCATCAATATATTGTCCTTGAGGAACTAATCGCTCATCAAGACTTTTATTCATTATACCTTTTGTGAAATTATTGCTAAGTTTTGCCATTTATTTTATCCACTTATCTTGTCCCCTTAGATTCATTAACAATCTTCCAGGATGTATGTTGCTCAATCTTATTTTTGCGTTCCTTAGAAGCGCTCCTTTCTCTTTTCTAGACCTATTTATGATGTATTCTTGTACTCCGTATTTACTAGAGAGTATTACATACTTCATATAAGAATATACAAATTCTTCAAAAAGTTTGTTTACACTTATTTCTGAGTTCTCTCCGTTCTCCATACCATCTGATACGTACTCTAAAACACATAACTCTCCGTTCATATTAGAACTAAAGTTTATAACACCTGACTTTTTATTTATACTAAAAGTAGGGTTACTATTAGCTGTTGCAGTATTTAAACCAAATCTTGCTCCAACAGGATATTCAAAATACCAAGACCCATCTACAGAATAACCTTCTTTACCATTGTAAGGGCTATTGCTATTCATGTATATTGACTTCTTCTGACCTTTAAGTCTATCCATGTCAAGTGTTGAATTAGATGGTTTTAAAATGTTTCCTTCGTGGTCAAATAATATCTTAGCATTATTGTCTTGAAGATAAGCACTACTCCAATTTGTTTGGATATTCTCTGTCAATGGTTTTAAAACTCCACCTGTGTATATAGATAACCTTGCCCAATTAACATAATCTGATGGTAATACATATCTTAATGAATCAGCAACAGATAATTCTAATATCTTAATCTCTTTTAATGAATCATAATTTAATTCCTGTATAGCTCTTTTAGCATGAAATAAAACATTGTATCTTTCAGCGTTGTTTATTAACTTATCATTACCAACATACATTAGCATAAAGTTATTTACAATATCATCCAAAGAAATATATTGATAAGAACCCCAGTTTTCAGATTCTGTGGGGTTTCCATTGTTTTCGTAATATTGATATTCTGTTAAATATGCCATAATTATCCTTGTTGTTGATTATCGTCATTTTCTTCTCCCATAGCAAATTGAACTACAGATGCATCTCTAATAGAAACTCCTGCATATTGTAAAATTTTAGTTACTAGATTTACTTGGTCTGATAAAGGTAATTCAAAGTCCTGATAATCAGTTGTACCTTCGTCAAAAACAGGCTCTCCACCTGTTAAAGAAACAAACGTCCATTTAGGGTCTTTAGGATACCTAATGTACTGAGACACAACAGTTCCAAGTGTGTTTATTGTTTCAGGGTAGACAGTTATTGTATTTCCTGTACTAATAGAATTTGCACCACCTAGAACATATGCGGGAAAAGATAGACTTGGTTTTGTTAATGGTGATGATTTTAAGTAAAATATTTTATTCTGAGATACTCTTTCAATCTCAGTTATCTTTTTTGTATCAATAACAGAATATCCATCTCCAATAGTTGATGCACTTCCGAATATGTTTGCTGATAAGGTTAACTCAGTTTCACTATTTACAGATACAACATAAGCGCTATCTCCTTCAGATATACTGTCATCCTCTGTATTACTAATTAATTGTCCAGGTAAAACAATTCCTGAAGTTATAAATGTAGCTGAACTGTCTGTTAAAGTATTTTGACCGTTTGATGTAGATGTTCCTTGAGTTATTAAAACTGGATAGTAGTTAATCTTATCCATTAAGTAATAGTCACTTGGAAGATTGTATAAATTCACACCAATGTTTACTAACGCTTTAGTTGATGAAAAACTATCTAATACCTCTACAATACCTTTTACTATGTCTGCATATCCACTCCCTGATACTCTTGCATTCTGTTTAACTAACCAAGAATTATATTGATAGAAGTAATCTTCAAAAATATCTAATTGAGCTTGTTTTGCGTATAAGTTAAAATCATTAGGAGTTATGTATCCAAAATTATTTTTATTTGCAACTGAAAGTACAGTAGCTCTGACTGTATTTATTATTGATGCCATTATTTGAAATATTGTTTACGCAAATATACAAAAAAAAAGGAGGCATCATTATGTGACACCTCCTCCTTATAATATGCTCTAAATTACTATTCTAATTTAGACTCTAACATTCTGTAAACCTCTAATCCTTCATCACTCTGAAAGAACGATGCTAGAATATATAAAGGGTCTTCACCGTAAGGCACTGTTAGTAATTTCTTTTTATTACCTTTTAAATTGTAATAAATATCTTTTTTGTTTTTAAGTGTTATTAAAGATTCACCAAAGAACTTAGAACAAGTATTCTGTAACTTTAATAAAGGGTCGTTAATTGACTCTATAAATTCACGAGAATATCTCTTAGCAAATAACCTAACATCTCTTTTTAATTCAGAAGAAGTAAGTTTATCTACCTTTAATCCAATTACCACTCGTCCGATAGTTTCAAGCATTTCTAAACTTAAATCTTTAGCTAATATTTGAGCTTCCAATTCATAATCTAATGTTTGAACATCTGAAGTTGCATCTTTTTCATTATCTATTTCAACGTATACTGCTCCGTTTCCAGGATGGTATAATAAAAATTCTTGTAAAGATTGATCTTGTTTAGAAACAAACAATAAACCATCTTCAAAAATAATTGGTTCTAATATTACATTCTCATCTTGTTCATCTTCAAAAGGAGATTGTTGATTTTTAGCATAACGCAAAGAACGGTTTCGTCCTGTTTGTTCGTCAAAAAATAATAAAGGTTTTCTTTTGGTATTCCTTGAAGTAATCATAAAGCTCAATGGAGCTTTGTTTTGGGTAAGTTTGTACGCTTTGTCTACAAAAGCTTTTTTACTAGTTTTCATTTGATTTGAGTTTAATTATTAAAAAAAAGTGTGGTCACAGTTTGCGACCACACTTAGTATTATTATTAGTCTTTGAAAATTACAAAGTTGTTAGCACCTAAAGTACATAACGCTCTTTCAGATAAGAAGTTTACTTCCATTGCATCTAAGCTAGAAGTAGCTGCTCCACCTGCAGAACCTGTAATCCATGTCTTATACTTTCTGTCTTCAGTTTCTGAAGCTCTGTATCTAACATGTAAAAAAGGTCTCTTAGCGTTTTTACCAAGTACTTGGTCATATACAGTTGTTGAACCTGCAGGTACTAAACACCCGTTGATTTTTCCTCCTGTAATACCACCTCTCATTGTAGGGTCATTTAAATACTTCCAATCAGTCTTATAGAAATCATAACCTCTACGGAATCCTTCGAATCCTAAGTTAAGCGCCATATCTTTATCGTTATCAAATAAACCATAAGAAGTTCCGTTTGCTCCATAAGAATTTTGAGAAGCTAACATATCATCAATGTCAAATCCAAACTCTCTGTTTAAGAAAATTACATTCTCTTCAATAGAACCTTGCTTGTCAAGACGCTGTATAATAGAATCAAAATCTCCTAAAGTTGTTGGGTTTCCACCACTCCATACATTTCCTCTGTTTTCTACAACGTAGAACATTCCTTCAGAACCTTTGTTTCCAACTCCTGATGCAATACCTTCTACAATTGCAGATGCTCCTGAATTAGCTGCTGCAGGAACTGCTTCAACCATTGCTGTTTCAAGATAGTCTTCAAAACGTAATCTTGTCTCATGCTCAGACTTTAAGTACCATAAGAAACCAGTTGCTCCATTTTCAGTAGTCACTTCTACCCATCCAATTTGAGCCATATCAGAACCGCTTACTGCGTAATGGTCTTTTATGATAATTGGAGTGTTTTCAAAAATAGAATCATCAGCCTCTAATTGACCTTGCATTCCTTTAGAACCTTTCTGAAACTCAGAACCGTAAATAAATAAAGAACATACAACATCATTTGCCATTGCTTGACCTGCTGCCTCATAGTATGCTACATCAATTGTTCCTGCTGAAGTATCTACAGAAGTTACGATTGCTTTGTTACTATTTGTAGAGTTAACAGAACTATCAGATAACATAATTGTTTGACCTACTCTAATAGCAACACTTCCTGAACCAGGCTTTAATGTATCATTAATAGTAAGTGTAGCAGTATCTGCTGCAGCAGCAGCACCTGATGTTACGTTTACGTACTTCGTGTGTAACCTTCCTTGTTCAGCCCATTTGATAAGGTCAGAACTAGATGGCATTTCAGCACCAACCATTCTTAAAAATGATGATACTGTTCTATTTCCATAACGTTCGAATTCTTTCTCGTAAGTATCTGGTAGATACTGGTTTAAGAAATCAAAGTTAGTAATGTAATTCGTTTGCAATAATACCTGTTCTGAACTTGGTTGTAAGTCGAATCCCGGTGTTGCAGCTATTTGTCCAGCCATTTTGTTTTTGTTTTAATATTAATTGTTTCTACTTTTTATTCTTAAACCTTTTCCGCTTCCACCATCTAATGCTTTTGCTTTAAATCCTCCTTCACCAATAACTTGTGGTGATTGTCTGACGTTCATGTTAATGTTTTTACTTTTCTTCGAAACATCTCCAATTGCATCAGATTTACCTTGCTCATAAAAATACTGAGCAAAATTGTCTGGATCCATTGCTGCACTAATTGACTTATGCCATCCCTTTGCATCGCTAATCAAACCATCTTCATCTAAGAACTTGTTTACAAATCCTGTTAAATCTGATTGCTTTGACTTCATTTCCTGTGCATCTCCATAAGAGTAGTTTACTTTTTTATCTCCTACATTGAACTCAAAACCTTTGAACTCGGAGTTAAAAATTTCACTCGTTCTCTTAGAGAAAAACTCATTCTTTTTTTGTTCTGCTTCTTGAACACTTTTTGATTCTTGAATATAACCTTTGTAAGCTTCAATCTGACCTAACGTTTCTTCTGACATAGCATTCCCACTTGACTCAAGAGGACTACTGTATTTGTCTTTCAATTCATTAAGATATTTCTTAGCTTTAGAAAGTTCTCTTTTTTTAGCAATATTCTTTTTCTTAATCTCTCTTTCATCATCTTCGTCTTCATCATATGAAAACTTTTCCTCCATTAAATACTGAATGTCTTCACTATCTAAATCCTCTTCAGTTAAAGAATAATACTCTGATAATACAGTATCCGCTTCTAATGAATCATAATTTTTATTTACTTTTATGAAATCATCAAAACCTCTTCCTGTTTCTTTTTTGTACTGTAGGTATTTAGAAACATCTTCTGGTAATTCTTCGTTATTGCTTTTTTGAGCAAACAAATCATCAACTGATCCTATCTCTTTATTATACCTTTTATTAATATATGAAAGAACGTCTTCATCTCTTAATTCATTAGACTTAACTTCTTCTACACTTGTTTGTTCAACAGAGGTATCTTCTACACTCGTTTGTTCAACAGGAGTCTCATCTACACTTGATTCAACTTTTTCTTCTGATTCAACTTCATGTTTCTTCAGTAAGTTCGCTTCAACTTCCTGACTAGATTTTTCTTCTACTGAGGTTACTTCCTTTACTTGTAATTTCATTTGATTTAATTTTTACAAAGTTAATACTTAATTTTATATACTATCTAAGCTTTATCTAGGCTCAAATTCTGCTAAATCGAAACCATCTAAACTATCTTCGTTTGATTCAAAAGTAACAGGAGGTAAATTATTCTTCCTTTGTTCTATTAATTTAGATTGCTCTGTATTAGCTTGAGATATTCTGTCAGATGCTGCAGTTTCTTTTTTCTCTTGTTTTTGCTTCATTCCTTCAACCTCTACTCCTTTTAATTGCATTTGTAAACTAAACTCCAATTGCATTAACTCAGCTTTTATAGCAGCCTCTCCTTTCATCTTGTCTACAGAGTAAGTTGCTTTCGCTTGTTCTATTTGCATAGTTGCCTTTGTTTCCATTTGAAGTTTCTGCATAGCCATTTGAGCAGCCATCTGTTGTGATTGCTTGTTTATATCTCCTTGCTGTTGAGCAGCTGCAGCTTTTTCTTTCTTCTGAGCATCTTCCTTAGCAATTCTTTTTAGTTTTAAAACTTGATTAGCTAATTTTAAATTCTTTATTTCTCTAATATCAATAGCGTCTTCTAAATTAATAGAGTCACGTTGAAGTGCAACTTGTATATTTTGCTCCAACATCTTACGCTCTTCTTCATCAGGTTGTATCTCTATAAAAATACCGAAATCACTTAAGTACAACTCGCTTATTTCTTGAAGTATACCTACATTAAATTTACCTATCTGATTTACAAACTCTTCTTTAAAATCAGAATATTGTAAAACATCAGCAATCCTACTAGTTAAAGCGGTAACTAATCTTTGTGTAATCTCTGTTCCTGCATCTAATATATGTCTAGTTGCTGTGTTACTATTTAATGCTGCAAGTTTTTGTACACCTACTAAAGACTGACTATCAGGAGTTGAACCATCTCTTGCTTCGTTTAATCCAGTAACATCTCTAATCATACTCATGTAATGATTATACAATCCTACTAAACTTTGAATTTTACCTTGTCCTGAACTACTGTTTAATTGTTGAATAGGTACTTTTGCCTGATTGTAGTCTCCATCTTGAGTGTAACTTCTACCAATAACACTACCTGTTTGGAAAAACATTTTCAAAGCATCTTCAGGACTATAAGCCTGACCATTACCTAAATCAATTTCACTAAGTCCATCGGCATCTATAAATACACCATCTGGAACAACTTTAGAAATTACTTGTTGTAGTTTTAAATGTGTTATCTGAATCAAGTCCGCAAACGTTATCATACGTCTAACCAGAGACTCTAAGACACCTTTATACATTCTTGGTGCGCATGCTACAAACTCAGGATAAACCTCCTGAGAAGCCGACTTTGGCCTAGCCATGTTTTCTGACATTTCCCATTTAAGAATAATGTTAGTACCCATAACCATAACTCCTTCATACCATACATCAATGGTCTTAGAAACCTTAGTAAAACGCCCCTCTTCCATCATATCTTCTGTTGGATTAAAAGTATCGTCTTTTTCTATTAGTCTTTCAGCACCTGCTGCATTTATTTTTTTCTTGTAAGTAAACGTGTTAGTTGTTTTGTAATTAAAATACAAAATAGTTGCACTATCCTTACTAAACAAACTGTTATTGTAATATTGTGCTGTATTGTTGTAATCATACCAACTCTGACTATATTGAGATATCTCATTCATATCCGTTCTAGTCAAGCTCGGATCTATTTTTATTAACTCTGTAATTGGTAAAGTTTTAATTTCACCCCAATAGAAACAATCATTAAAGTGAGGGTCTTCTGTATAACTATAAACCACATTTGCAGGGTCTACATATTCTATTGATATTCCTGATCCTGGTAAGAAACTATTTCTACACATAGAAATACCTATTACCGTTTGATCGTAATGTAATCTTTTTTGTATTTCGTGATATCTATTCTCAGCTAATACAGTGTTTATTGCTTCTTCTTGAGCTATCTCAATTGAAGGTTTATACTTTAACTGCATATGAAGTGCTAGTTCCTCTGAAGTATTAGGAAGCTCCTCTTCATCCATTGAAAATGTTTTTACATCAAAAGATTCTTGAACCTGCTTCATAACATCCTTAGCCAACATATCTTTTTCAATACGAACTTGATAATCACTTCTCTTATCCAAAGACATTCCATCTTGAGCATATGCATTAACTTTAAAAAGTCTATCAGACATTCCGTTAACAACAATATCTACGAATTTAGGAATAATTGGAACAGGAGTCCAGTCTAGATTTAAGTAAGATAAATCACCATCTACAGCTAGTTCGTTTTTATATTTTGCAACTGACTGCTCACCTCTAGCATATAGCCTTAGTCTGTGAAAATCAGCCCATTGATTATAAAATCTACTTCCTCCGCCATCTTTTCTAAACCACTCGTATTGTATAGCTTGACCTATTTGCAATCCGAATTCAGAGCTTTTTTTTGAGGCGTCAGAAACAAATTGACTAGGAAACCCTGTTGGATTAATATTTACTTTTATGTCTTCCATTTATTTTATAATTTCACTATAACTTCCCTTGTTATCGTATCTTGCAAAGTTAAGTTTTATTTTTGATTGTTTTTTAATGGTAGCATACATGTTCTTCTGTATAGCCATTATCGCTAGACCTGAACTAATAGATGCATCAAACTTTGTTCTGTTGTTTATATTGAATCTAGCCCAATCTTCTAGAGTTCTTATAAAATACATAGAACCTATTTCATCAGAGTCCCTGTAGTTACCCTCCATATCAAATCCAACATATTTCTCAATGTAAGATTCTATAGCTGCTGCATGAGCTTGTTTAACATCCTCTGAACTGTTTGGCATTCCACCTAGTTCCTTTTCAGTAATTGATAATTTATTATATGGTTTATCAGGTCTGTTAATACTGTAACCCCTGTAACCTCTATTTTTAAAATGATACAAAAGTCTTGGCTTGTTATTCTCTATAAGAATTGGCATTCCGTAAAAAACACATGCCATTAATACGTCTTCAAAAAACATCTCAGCAGTCTGAGGTCTAGCTACATACTCTAGAAAAAACTCATTAACAGGTGCTTCATCCATATGAAATCTAGTCAATCCATGTAACGCTCCGTTAGAAGCTCCACCACCAACTGTTCCTGATATGTCATAACTATCACATCCAAACGCACCAAGGTGTTCATTACCTGGGAATTTTAATCCGTTCTTAGTTATAACATTGTTTTGTAAACCTTTATTAGGAGTCCATGATACTAAAAACCTACCTGCCTTGTTCGGACTAAAAATAACTTCAGTATCTTTTATTCCATTCTTCCAAGAGAATGAACCCTTTGTTAAAAAATGGTCTTTTATTAAAGAATCATTGTAGTCTATCTGTTGATATATTTTTGTTAAGTTGAATAAAGATTGTTTACTCTCATCTCTAAAAGCATGAGATTCAGACCTTGGAAATTGTCTGTAGAATTCATTTAAAGCATCTGCATCATTTTTCAATGAATCAACTTCATTCTGCCAATAGTTAATAGCACCTTGAGATATCATCTCTCCATCAATACCCATTACAGGTTCTTCAGGAGTTGTAAGAACAGGCATTCCGTATCTATCTATAAATCCTTCCATGTTATACTCCATTGGAATAAACAAGCTGTACAATCCACTCTTTGTTTGACCGTTTGAATTCCTTTTAGAAACATCCGAGTCATAGTATAATTTCTTTCCGTTCTCTCCCCCTTTTTCTAAAGCATTAGATGTAGAACCCATCATACACTTACCAACTATTTTACTACCTAGTCTTAGACATGTTTTAGTAATACGCCAGTTGTTTAATATGTTATTAGGCCTTTCCCACTTTTTAGATTCATCATGTATTAATAACTTTAGTTTCTCTCCATCATAACTGTTGTCTCCTGTACTTCTCCAGTCAATGGTGGTATCTAGTCCTTCAACTATTTCAGCATCTTCTTCATACATATTCTTTTTTGTAATCTTAGATGCAGGAACTCTATAAGCTAATTCAGTTTTAGGCTTATCCATACCATCTTGCACAGGTTTAAAAAAGAAAGGATAATTGTTTGATATTGGAACAACTTTATCTGTAAACATTTTCTTAGCATCTGCTCCTGTTTTAGATAGTATCCCAATCCTAGCATCTTTCGTTATAGTACCTATATTTACGCACTCTTCACTAGCCATAAAAGAAAATCCTGACCTTCTTATTTTTAAGTAGTCTTGTCCAAAACTTCTTTTATCTGCTTTACAAGCTTCCCAATGAAGATAAAAAACTCTATTAGAATCTCTGTAATCAGGTAGACCAACATCTATTTTAGTCCATTGAATATACATGTAATGAGAACCTGTTATATAAGTAGGCTTACCATTACTCATAAACCAAAAACCTTCTTCCCTTCTATCAAACTCAATTTCAACGTAATCAACCCACTTGCTCTTAAAAGAAGTAGGTGCATTGTGCCATTGAAAAATTGATTTTATTGATTTTAACTCTTTTGGAAGGTCAGTGTTTTCCCAATACTGTTCAGATGATTTAGTACTTCTTGAATGTATTTTTGTTGGCGGTTTGGGTAATGCTATTTTTAATCCAGCTATTTCTACTAAGTCTTGAATTTGACCGCTTTTTGAAACTACAACGCAATCGTACTTTTCATTATAACCATAGGCCCAAGATTTTGACTTGTTTTTATTAGTTATAACAGTTTTTGGAATATAATTTGATAATTCCTTTATTAAACTACTTTGATCTTCGTTCAGCAAAACCTTGTACGGATTTATTTTCTTTTATATCGTTTCCTTCTATTAAGTTCTTTTCTATTTCAATTCG